GTCTACAATATAATCAACACTCTCTACATCAGGTGTCTCAAAGGCTTTGTTTGTATCTTCAAATCTACCTTCTGTTATTGTATTCATCCAAATAACATAATCAGGTTCAAACTCATCACGAGCTTTCTGAAACGGACAAACGAAATCAGTAATAGCAATCTTACCTGCCATACTTACTCCATCCGCAAGATGTCTCATACGAGCTGCTTGCCTCATTCTTCCTTCAACACTGAAGTCCCAATCATTATATTTTTCTCTTACTGTGTCTGCGTTAATCCAAACACCTTCTACCACTTCTGCGAGTGGTTCTGCTAACGTACTTTTCCCTGAGCCTGGTAGGCCAAAAACTAATACTTTCATTACGTCCTTATTTTTTCTTTAGTTTATTTTCGAAGTCATCAATGAATTCGTTAATGTAGTCAGGTAGCTGATTGCCAGTTACCTCTTGTCCCATAGAGTCATACACTTCGTTTTCATGCATTTGTCTTTGAGATGCTTTGAACTTGATATACATTTGCTTTTTCTCTTTAGAGATTCTTCGTAAGAATGCATACCAAATAATTTGCGTAAAATATGCAAATGGGTTTTGCGATTTGTCTGGGTTGAAGTTATGTATATATTGTAGGCAGTTTTCAATTCCATCAGAAATCATTTCTTCCTTATACATATAACCGCTGAAGTTTGGTCTTGTTGCCAATCTTTGCGCAATCATCATAATACATTTACCGATATAATCGGGTACTTGTGGACTCTTTTCTCCACATTCTTCTGCCTCAGCGCATTTCTCTCGATAGTCGATTAATGCGGCAAGGAGATCTTTATTGTTTACGTAGTTTCTTTTCTTAGCCATTTCAAGCTAGTCTCCTTGTTATAATTTGAATAGTTATTATACTCTAATTTAGTTAACATGTCAATAGAAAGTTGACATTTCTTAAATTAATTAAACTTTTTTCATTTATTTTCATTTTTTCTATTGACAAGTCTCCGAACTCCTTGTATAATAAGTCTATCGGCTTTAAGGTATATTAAAGTTAGATATCAACAGTAAATATTTTAAATGGGAACTCCTCAGTAGAATAAATTTCAATTCTCTGTTTAAAATGTTTTAAGGTATAGTTCTCAAAACTCCCCACAGATAAATCATCAGCGATATCATAGAGGACCGCATTCTGCGAGTCCTCCGCTTTACGCAAACTTCTACCAATTGATTGTAATACTTTAATCTCAGACTTCGAAGATGAAGCAAAGATTACGTTATCAAGTCGCCTAATATTAACACCAGTACTAAATACTCCATAGGATGCAAGTATATTGTGTTTCTTATCAGGATCGTTCTCGACCAAATGTCGTATGCGTTCACGTTCTTCTCCCTTTGTATTACCGTATATAAAATGTAACTCTCGACCTTCTTTTTCTAACATTGGTGCTAACACCTTTCCATGTTTCTCAACAAGGTCAAATAGAATTAGATTGTTTTGGTCTTTTAATGACCATACAAGATTACGAATAAAATTGTTTCTCTTTTCGTGGTTAACAATGAACTCACGTTCAGCAGGCCACTTACGAACCGATTCTTTTACTTGTCCCATTGCTTTTTTGAACGCAGCCTTAGCTTCGTTACTATGATTCAATACAATTGCCTTTACTTCAAAGTTAGCAACAGTACCTTCATCAATAAGTTTCTTTGTGGATACAACCTTCTTAACATCTCCAAAACAACCTTCAAGAACAAGCCTATGAGTTTTACTTTCGGCCGATTTAAGAGTACCTGTAAATCCATGACGATATTGGCAATCTTCGAGGTTGTGCATAATTTTTGTTAAAGACTTTGCTTGGAATGTATGAGCTTCATCACCCATCACAACACCAAACTGACGGAACCAATCTTTAGGTTGTTTAATTAATGACTGCCATGTAGAAATAACGATAGGAGCTTTTGTGTTTTTATCAACTCCACCCTGAATTGTATATATGTCGTCTTCACAACCATAATCTACAAAGTCACCTGACATTTGATGCACTAATGAAATGGTCGGAACAATAATCAATGTTCGCAAACCAAATGTTTGATAATAGTGCTGCTGAATTAAATAAATGATTAACGACTTGCCTGACGAAGTCGGAGATAGTGATAAAGACCTACGATTCTTTAATGCGTTTTCAATATATTCTATTTGATAGTCACGAGGTTTATATTTACAATTAATAGATTCCGCAAGTTCTTCAATATAACCAGGTTCAATAATTTCTTGTTCACCAATCTCAGGCGGAGCATCTAAAATATAATCACGCTGTTCGCAGAACTTTTTCAAATGTTGAAATAAACCAACATATAGAACAGGTCTCATAGGTTGAAACAAACGAATCGTTCCATCCCATACTCTTGATTTATATTTTGGACTAAATTGATAACCTTCAGGTTTAAAGGCAAAGAACTCAGACAATTCAGATTTCATACCTGCATCTGCTTTGATGCGCATATACACCGAATTAATATATTCTATTTCTATTTTTTCACTCATAAACTTTTTAAGAACTCAACTTCAGCTTCATCAACTCTATATGCAAATCCATACGGAGCAAATAAACCATCAGGAACATCGTGTGCACTGACCTCTTGTCCCTTTGAATAATTTTCATTCACTGTTGCTAATACTGTTTGGTCGTGTTCTTCCCAATATTCCCAAAACTTTTCAAAATTTGTAATAGGCTCTTCAAAGATTTTAATACCTACATGTAGTCGACTATATTTATGGGCTCGGTTAACTCCAAGTTCTCCACGACCTGGTGGTCTCTTATAATCTAATTTTTTAAATATTTCTAAAGCAGCTGCTGTAATACCAACAACTTTCCATCCAGGAACCATATCTACAATTCCACGAAAAGCCTGTGCTTTTTGTTTTACAGGAACACCTAACATCTCGTGCATTTTCATATATGCATTAAAGATAGTAAGCTTTGCTTCGTATTCAGATACTGTTCTGCCATCTGACAGTTTTACCATTTTCATAATTTAATTGCCAATATGACTAAGATTGCTGTTAATAATATGTTTGTGAAAAAGATACCTATTGCTAATATTGTATGATACCAAATCCATCTTGTCTTATAAGCATTCTCAATCGTAACCTCATTTGGGTCAACATCGTCTGCCATTACATCAACTACTTTGGGCTTGTCCTCTGATGGTGCCCACCATCTAAATAAATCTCCAATCACTAATAATCTCCAGATTGAAACTTCAGTATATCAATCATATTCTTTATTACGAAGTTTCTGCTATGTATTGTTTTAATTATATCCTCTAAATAGTTTGCGTTCGCGGTATGAAAATCAACGGTAAGACTTAATTTAATAATATCCTTATCAGATTGAATATGTTTATCCAAATCCTGTCTCATTACCTTTCGTTGAAATGGTCTCCAACCTTTTTCTTTTAAAGTCAGTTCATCCATTGAGCCGTCGTAATAATTACGCTTCTCCATTTCAAGTTCTTTATATTCAGCTTTGAGTTTCTTTACTCGTAAGACTTCTCTATAATAAAGATTATAGTACTTACTATGAAGTTGAGGAATTCTTTTACTTTCACCGACCAAGTTCGTTTCGTCGATTGGTGAGTCTTTTGCCCAAAGGGCTGCTATATCATTTGTGTCCATAATCTATCTCAAACTTTTATTAACTTTACTATTATACAATAGTTTTAAGTCAATGTCAATAGTTATTTACAGTTGTTCCATTACGAATGTATCGTATCTCATTGTGACAGAACATGTTGCGTAAGAAACATCTTGCACATTTACATCAAGACCGATTTGTCCTAACGATGTAGGGAAAGCATCTTTAAATGTAAACTGTATATGCGGGTTTTTATGAGAGTTAGTAATCGTTAATATAATATCTGATTTATATCCATTCCCAGCAAGTAAACTTTTTGTTTGGTCAGTTGACTCTGGGCCAGAAATACCTTCCATCCAATTCAGTACTTCTTTATAGTTATTCATATTTTCGTCAACAATAAATGTCAATTCTAAATCAGTATAAGCAATGTTCTGCGGAACTGAATAAAAAGGATTCGTTGGAGAACTGAGTTCTATTGCTTGAGTACTTAAACTTGGAACAGCCGCTTTTTGAGTAAAAAACTCAACATGAGGTAATCTCTGAATGCTTACAGAGAAGTTTGTTGGAGATAAGTAGTTGTTAATTATTTCTGGCATTATACCATTTCCTATAAATAGATTTATCAGTTGTTAATTATACTATTTATTAGATTGGACTAAATCATGCAAAACATTCACGACCTTGATACAGCTGGGCTGACTATTCAAGAAATCTCAACATTACATAATCAAATCATACTTGGTAAAGACTACGATTGGTGGTCTGAAATACAAGCAGGTGGTACTGTCGTCGACATTGGAGCAAACATTGGATTGTTTTCAAAGAAAGCTTTAGAGGCAGGCGCAGGTAAAGTCTTAATGATTGAACCTAACAAACGATTACTTAAAGCTGCGATTAAAAATGTATCTGACCATATCATTGATACACCACCTGAGCAAGTTAAGGTAAAGGCAATTAATGCTGCGATTGGAAAGGATGTTGATAGGCAGACAATTTATAAATCACAAACGATGGTTGAAGGCCCAGAGCCGAGAGTTATGTCTCTTGCTGAAATCACTTATTGGAATAATTTAGAGTTTATTGATTATTTAAAGATAGATGCTTGGGGTGGAGAATACAATATTCTATCTCCTGACATATTACCTTTTTGTATGGACCGAACAAGATTCATAGCAATTCGTTGTTATATGGATAAACGATATAATACGAAAAAGATCTTTGAAAAATGGAGAGAAGAAATTTTAACTCCACTTAAGGATAGGTTATTATTTAAAGACGAAGCTTTAAGAGAAAAGATTTGGTATGATGATTGGGAAGATCACCTTCCTAACACATTTATGATATACGTTAAGAATTGGTAATAAACAACATAAAGGAACTCCATTTCTTGAAGTCACCTTTATTTAAAAATTCATCGTCGTAAGCTTTCTCTCTATCTTCGTGTTCGAGGAATCTTACTTGGTCAACATCAAATTGTTTTAATAAACCATCGCGAAACTTTTGCCATTGTTTAACACAACCGCTATATGCGTTTAAGTGAAACTCGCAAGCAATATGTTTTACATTGTTTCTTAAATATGGAAAGTTCATTTCAGTAAAGATACCATACTCTCCACCTTCACAATCAATTTTTAAATAATCTATTTTTGGAATATCGTAATCAACGACAAGATCCAATAAAGACATTTTCTTATATTCTTTGTGGTCTGAATATACGTTTGCGAAATGATTTGCTGTTGAACCAATCCCAGCTTCAATAGGTAAGACAGGAACCTTTCCGTGGTCAATAAAATAATCTGATATGTTTCTTATGAGGGTTTTAAGATGCGGTCGAGAAGGCTCAACAGCAATGATGCGGTCAGCCCCACGATCCAAAGCATGACATACAAAGAAACCAACACAAGCACCAATATCAACAACGGTATCGCCAGGCTCAACGTCACGCCACCATTGATAATCTTTTCTATAAAAGAATTCATGATATAATGTTTGAACATCCGTTAGCGGAAGTCCCTCCGTTAATAAATTTAAGTTTAAGTTTTTCTTTTCCATAATCTACCAATTGTGTATCACGTTGGCCATGATAAAAAAACAAGTGAGAAAGTTAACCCCAACAATAAGAGTTCGCAATAGAGCAACATAGTTATCATAAGGCTCAGTCTTTTCATCGCTGAATCCACCTAATGCGTATTTCCATATTGTCCATACCTTTTTCATTCGTAATCATTACCAACATATTCAAAATATCCATTAGGACCCACACGGTATAGTGAACCGGGTTCTATATCAAGTTCATCAATAACTAAGAACTTATCATCAGGACTTGATTCTTTAAGAATCCTAAATCCATCTGGGAACTGCTGTACGAGTGTATCCTTAAGTAAAGCAACTTTATTTTGTTCTACCATTTTATATATTCTCCAAGTCTGTATTAAATTGTTCAGTAGGGGTTGTCTTAGTCCAAAAGCTCAAAGTTTTATTTGTTTCTTCAATCTGTTTCTTTAACTTTACAATTTCATCTTTTGTAAGGTTAATGATACTTAATGCGAGCAACCTGTTTGTGTCACCTCCTAGCGCAGATGTCTCTTGCATTATTTGTTTAACGACTTGTGCCTTTGTATTGTCTTTCATTACAATACGGCTATCAATAAACGCTTGAATAAACTCCATCTTAACTTTAAGCCATCGAACCTCTTCGGTATACTTTGCCACTTCAGCGTCAATTCTCTGCTGTAGTATCCCAAGGCGGTAGTCGCAAAAGTCCTTTAGAAGGGTTTTTGCATCCGTGTATTCGCGAAGTTTGCCATCAAAATCAATGACTGTGATGTTTTGTGAATATGGCTTGGATAACTTAAACTTAGAAATAAGCTTAGAATCATTCCATTTCGCAGAGGATAATTTGAGTTTAACCTCAAACCTAAATCCATCTTTATCACAAAGATCGTCGTAAGATACAATATCTCCATCTTCTTCCAACTTATCAAGTACCTTTACATAACCTTCTCGGTCAAAGCCGTATGGTACTTCTGTGATGGAGACCAAGGTTTTGCCTTGAC